TGCTGACGCGGCTGGTGCCGTATCGGGTTGTGATGCCCCAGCCCGGCAGACGTTCGCCGCGCTTGGCCCGCGCCTCGGCTTCAACCTCAGTCGCCTTGGCCGCTGCCTTGATGATTTCCAGCGCGTTCCGGTAAAAATGCAGGGCCTGCGCCATCTCTGTCGGGGTCCGGTCGCGGTGTCCCGTCATCTCAGTAATGGCCAGCGCCGTGGCGGTCGTCTGTTGCAGCGCCACGCAACCGACCGCGCCGTCACAATACAGACAATGGTCGCCAGGCGTGGCGATGGGGTCCGGCTTGTAACATTCCTCTGCGCGCTGGATGATCCATTCGGCCTTGGCGCGGATCTGGTCAGGCGTCCAGTCGATCCAACGGCGCGGGCCGTCTTGGTGAAAGCCGCGCGGCTGGTAAATCTCGGTGCGGATCGTGCTGACCTGACCGGGCGGTGCAATCAAGATCGCAGCCGCATAGACGATCAGTTGCAGGCTGTCCGGTGCCACCAGTCGGAAGCCGTATTTAAGATCCCGGACGGTCAGCACGCCGTCAGCCAGCGTTACGCAATCGGGCGTTCCGGCAATTGTGGGAGAAAGCGTAACGCGTTCCTCCACCCACATTTTGCCACCATCCGCGCGGCAGATGTCGGCATAATCTTGCATGTGACCGATCATGTCGGGATCAACTTCCCAGCCGTTTTCGTGGGTCATGCCGACTTCCACGGGTTGTCCGGTCAGCATCAACTCAGCCACCCATGCCGCGCAGGTGCCTTCCCGCGCGGCGTCACTGGTCGGTTGCGGTCCGGCGCGGCTGGCAAACAATGGCGCGGCGGAACATTTCGTCCAGCGGTGGGCGGCGCTGGGGCGGGTTTCAATCGTCATGACTTGGCACCACGCAGGTCGGCACCACGCAGGTCGGCGCGGGCTTGCGCCAAGTCAATTCGTTGTCCTGCAAGCATTTGGGACAATCCGCTGTTTTCCACCCGCAGCCGTTTGTTTTCTGCCGCCAGTTCGGTCGCAATGCGGTGCAGGTCGGGGGCGGCGGCGATCAGTTGTGCATTTGCATAGTTTGGAGGTTCCCCTTCTGTTGGGTAGTAATCTTGTGCATCTCCAAAGGTGCAAACTGGGGTTTCTCCGCTGTAAAAGCCGCCCATCCAATCACCTTTAACAGGGTCAAGTTCCCACGTCCCCGGCGTAAACCCAGTCAGGCTGGCCAGTAGTTTGGTGTCGTCATCGGTCATATTCTAATCTCCCATTCATGGTGTAAAAGGCGGGCTGTTGCAGCCCGCCCGGTGCGTCTTAGTCGGCGGTCATGACTTGGCCGACAATATCAAAACACTGTCAACCTCAGCGCAATCATTGGGCGCTAGGGACGTTTTGGAAAAACACTCATGCAGGTCTTGCGGTGCTGTGACTTTGACAACACATGCAACGCAGGTGCCGATGGATTTTTCACGGTCCTTTTTGCCAACGCTCAGGGCTGTTAGCGCATATCCACCTTTAGGAACCCTGCGTAGGGCCAGCATTCCCGAATAGTTGTCTATACCAACCTCAACCCTATCGCCGACGACCCATCGCATTTGTTTCATGGTGTCGCCATAGAGAGCGATGGAAAGTTGTGCGGTGTTTTTGCCGTTATCATAAACTGCAATTCTGGCACCTTTAGCATTTCCTGCGCTCCTGTTGCCGGAGCGGGAAGGGACAATCCACTGAAAGTTGTTGGTGTGTGTCATAGTCGTATCTCCAATTGCATGTAAAAGGCGGGCCATGACAGCCCGCCATGTGTGGTTCAGGCGCTCATGGCATGGCGGACGCATCCGTCATGGTTCTCACCATTGTCCACCGCGTCCATGTATGCTGACAGCCGGGCGATGCTGGTCTGGTTGGTTTCCAGATCGTCATAGCCAATAGACAGGGCGGTATAGATCGCCTCATATTCGGCGGGCAGGCCGTCCGGGTCAGCCATCTTTGCCATGAACCGTTCCGCCATCGTCTTGTAGTCAATCGGGGCGGGCGGTGTTGCAGGGGCAGCACTGGCCGGTTGCGGCATGGGCATCCCCTGCGGTGCTGGGGCCGGTGCATCCTTGCCGGTAGCGGCTGCAATGGCCGCCTCATACGCCTCTTTCTGACCACGCTTGGCCCGCCACGATCCGTCAGCGTTCTTGCTGGCAGGGGTGCTGTGGATGGTGTCGTCATGGACCATGCCGTGACAGTCTGTCTCGGGCTGTGCCGCAGGGGCCGTTTCGGGCTGTGCCGTTTCGGGCTGTGCCGTTTCGGGCTGTGCCGTTTCGGGCTGTGCCGTGGTGCCAAGCAAGCGGGCAATCGTGGCGCATTCCTGGGGGTTGTGGGGGTCAAAGGTGATCTGCATTGGTTCGTCTCCTGTTTGGGTTAAAGTAATGGGTTTGAGGGGTGGGCAGGCATGTCCTCTGGGACAGCCTGCCGAAACTGGTCGATTTGCATGAAGGCGCGATAAGCCGCGCGGGGGCATACACCGTCTCTGAAAACGGATGCGATAAACTCAGCCTTGAGGAAACTTTGAAGCTCGTCGTTGGTTCCTGTTCTGACCCATCCATACGCTGCACCAGTCGTCATTCGAAAATGATCGAGGTTACAGCGCCGCCTACCGTTAACAAGAGGCGACACCTCTATCTGATTGCTTTTGCAATTATAAGCGATGATGTGGTGTCGGATGTCCATGTGAGTTGCTCCTAACCTGTGTGTGTCTATTACCTATTACTAGCCCAAGCTGCACGGGTTGTAAATACCTATTATTACCTTGACGGGGCGGGGAGGGCTGGATAGTAATAGCGCATGACAATCACACTCCGCCCATATCAAATTAAGATGCGCCAAGAAACCGCCGAAGCGCGGGCCAATGGCGCGCGATATATTATGAACGTCCTGAGCACAGGCGGCGGCAAGACGCCATTGCTGGCCATGGAAGCACTCGAAGCAAAAGGCCCGTCATGCACCATCGTTCATCGGCAGGAACTGCTTTCACAAATATCTGAAACTTATGCACAGGTCGGGCTGCATCACAAGATCATTGCACCCCAACCTGTGATCAACTCAATCATTGCCCGACACGTGAGGCGCTTTGGCAAGTCGTTCTTTGACCCCAAATCGCAGGCCGCAATTGCGGGTGTTGACACGTTGATCCGCCGATTCAAACCCGGCGACAGGTGGTGCAACTCTGTGAAGCTATGGCTGCTGGACGAATGCGCTCACGGCCTCTTGGGTTCTGCCGGACCCGGCGGCGGATCAGGTGAACCCAACAAATGGGGCAAGGCGTCGCTGCTTTTTCCCAACGCTGACGGTTTTGGTGTTACAGCTACACCGCTGCGCGCCGACAATCGGTCGCTGCACATAGAGCAAGGCGGGATGTTTGACACACTCATCCAAGGGCCTGGCGCACGGGAACTTATGGCAATGGGCAGCTTGTGCGATTATCGCGTGATTGCGGCACAGTCGGGAATTGATGATGCATTGCTTCGCATCGGTAGCACTGGCGATTTCACACCGTCATCGGCAAAGGCTGCGCGGAAAGCAGAACTGACAGGCGATGTGGTAGAAACATACCTAAAATGGACGCCCGGAAAGCAGGCGATTGTTTTTACCACAGGTGTTGATGCATCAAAGGAACTTGAGATTGCATTTATTGCGGCGGGCGTGGCCGCCAAGGCATTGATGGGCGACACACCTGACGCAGAACGGAACAGATCGGTTGACCAATTCGCGGACGGTGTTCTGAAGGTTCTCATAAATACAGGACTTTTTGACGAGGGTTTTGACGTACCTGCCGTTGAGGTTGTCATAATGGCCCGCCCCACAATGTCGTTCGGGTTGTTTGCCCAGCAGATCGGCAGAGCGTTACGTCCCTCACCTAACAAGCCGTGGGCGACGATCATCGACCACGTGGGCAACGTGGTGCGCATGGCGGCCAAGCATGGCCTGCCCGATACGCCGCGCACCTGGACACTCTGGCAAGACGAGACGCGCAAAGCCAATGGCAATCCCGATGCGGTGCCGGTCAGGGTCTGCCCGGAATGCCTGCTGACGTATGAAGCCGTCGTGTTTGCCTGCCCACATTGTGGAGCGGCCCACGTCCCGGCGGGGCGGTCATCACCGGATCAGGTGGACGGCGTGCTGTCGGAAATGTCGCTCGAACTGCTGGCGACGTTGCGCGCCGGGGCGGCCAAGATACAAGCCGCCGAGCCTGCCATACCTTACGGCGCGTCTGAGATTGTGGCGGCGGGGATCCGGGCGCGGCACAGGCGGAACCAAGCGGCACAAGCGTCCCTGTCCGATGCAATGCAGCGATGGGGCGGCATGCGACTGGCGGCGGGTGACTCGGATGAGGTCATGCAAAGCCGGTTCCTGTATCGGTTTGGGACGGATGTTATGAGCGCACAGGGGTTGTCCGAGCGGGCGGCGCTGGAATTGAGGGACACTATTATGGAGGCGACACAATGAACCGCACAGACATCCTGGACGCAGCGCGACAGGCCGTCACGGTCGATAGGGCCGCCACGCATGGCCAGCTTGAGGACTCTTTCGGGCTGGTGGCGGCATACTGGTCAGCGCACCTCGGAACGCCTGTCAGCCGGTCTGACGTGGCCGTGATGATGATCCAACTCAAGCTGGCCCGGATCAAGACCAGCCCGGAACACGCGGACCATTGGATGGACGTGGCGGGCTATGCGGCTTGCGGTGGTGAGGTGGCCGTAAAATGATGCCCCGGCCCAGCATTTATTACAATGATAATTGCCCTCAGGTCTGCGCGTGGATCCGGCAGTTGATGTTTGATGGGCTGATCCCCTATGGCGTGGTCGATTCCCGGTCGATCCTTGATGTGCAGCCCGCCGACCTGGAAGGCTTCACGCAATGCCATTTCTTTTGCGGGATTGCCGGATGGGCCTATGCCTTGAAGCTGGCGGGATGGCCCGCCACGCGCCCGGTCTGGACCGGATCACCCCCTTGCCAGCCGTTTAGCGCGGCGGGAAAATTGGAAGGAAAAGAAGATGCACGACACCTCGGTCCCAAATTTATCAGTCTGGTCAGGGCCTGCCGCCCCCCTGTGCTGTTTGGCGAACAAGTCGCAAGCGCGGCTGTGTTCGGAAAGTCTGCAAAGCGCGTTGGAGGCGAACCTGAATGGTCCTGGCTCGATGATCTATCAGACCGTCTGGAAGCCGCACACTACGCCGTTGGGGCGTCAGATATACCGGCTGCGGGCGTCGGCGCGCCGCACATCCGACAGCGAACCTTCTTTGGTGCGGTCCGGCTGGCCGACGCCAATGGCCGGGACGCCTGCGCAGAACGGGAACAACGAAGCGGGCAACAACGACTCAAGCCGCAAGACGGTGGCCCTGAGCGGCTGGGCCACACCAGTTGGGCAACAGGCGAACGGGACGCCAGATGCGTTTCTGGAACGCAAGCGCAAGAGCATGGCGAACGGGTCGCAATCAATGGGGGTATGCCTGTCGGACCTAAACATGCAGGTGCAGGCGTGGGCGGGCTGGCCGACGCCAACGAGCCGGGATCACAAGGACGGCAAGGAATGCCCCAACGTCCCGTTGAACGCGCTGCTGGGTCGGGTGGCCTGGCTGACAGCCAACCCCCAAGCGGCACGGATCACGGCGGATGGGACGATGTTGACTGGCTGTTCTGCCGGGATGGAAAGTGGCGGCCAGTTAAATCCAGCGTTCAGCGGGTGGCTGATGGGCTTCCCGGAAGCGTGGTGCCATGCAGCGCTCACAGCCCGCTTGCGCAAAGCACCAAAGAAGCCCGCCGCGTGATGCGCCTGCGCGGGTATGGGAACGCAATCGTGCCGCAAGCCGCAGCGCTGTTTATCAAGGCGTTTGACACAACCGTCAATAAATGGCAATAGTAACCCGAAGGAGTCTGACCGATGCCAAAACGAGTGAGAATGTCGCCGGAAGGTCGGCGCGAGGTGATCATAAAAGCGGCCATTGCCCTGACGCGTGAGGCCGATGGATGTCTGGACTCATGGTCGCGCCAGGA